GGGTATTTATCTCTATATTTTTGTTGAGCAACTCTACAGGCTGGAGAGTAAGTATTCTTTTTAATTTCAATAATCGGATTCTCATCTTTCTCACCAACAAAATTAACAACTACTTTATCTGCTTCTTTTTGTTGTGCCTCAAATTCTACTAAACTTTTAATATTAGTCCACTCATCAGTTTTGTTGTCTTGTTTGTCCTGCATGTATTCGATTGAATTTAAAAAAAACATTCTATATAATATAATATTAGAAAATTATTTTTTTAAATCATTTTTATTTTATTTTTTAAAAAACTAGATATTTTTATTTTATAATTAAATATATATGGAAGAAAAATCTAGTAATTCTCTAAAGAGATATCATAATGACAGAATTAAAATCAATGAGAAACAGAAATTTTACTTTAGAACTGTTTATTATTGGAAAAATCGTCAAAAATTATTAGACTACCAACGCATTAGAAGACAAGAAATAGATGGTTTATATCCTAGAAGTGATATGAATTATTTAATTTCAAAAAATCTTGCTGTAAAACCTCATGAAGTTATTATAGAAAAAAATATAACAGTTTATTTTTAATATATTAGTTTTGCAAATTGTTTTTCACTATGTATAAAATCATTTTCTTTCCATATCTTTTTTAATAATGATTTTAATATTGTTAAATTTTTTTTTACATCTTTATTCCAAAGATTTAGAAACTTACTATAATCATCTAAATATGTTTCTCCATCTTGCCATTCTTCAAGTATATAATCACATACGATGCAATACCATCCACATTCAGTGCTATTAATATTTTGTATTTCTCTATTATTACAATAAACAGGTTTAAAAGGTTTTAAGAAATCAGAAACTGATTTAGGCATTCCAAATCCAAATGCGTCAAAATATAAAGCATGAACTAATCTAGGTTTATCATCTTCTGAATCACTTTCTTCTCTATCCGCATCACTATAAATTTTTGCAAACACCCAATGTGAGCCATTGTTTCCTTCACCATCAACTTTATCATCATCCATAAGATTAATATAATAACTCCCAATTTTTCTAGGGATATTATATAATTCATTTTTACTAAAGACACCAACAATAGGTAAATCAAGTTTTTTACAAATTCTTTCTATATCAAAATTTGTTAACATATAATTATATTGACAAATTAAATATTCTATAATAAATTATCTAGGGTCCAAATAATCCAACACCACGACGAGGTAATCCATATAATCCAGCACCTCCATAACCAGAACTAGTTCCTCCCATTTGTGTATAACTTTTTGGTACAAATGGATTCATAGCAGGTGAAGATAATGATTGATAAGGACTTAATGTCATTTCAGTTGATGATGGTCTAACTTTTGGATTAACCCCATATTTACCTGCTGGTGGTGTCTGCTCTTGAATATTATTATTTAAACTTAAACCTCCAAAGTTATTTCTAAGTGCTCTTCTAAAAGGCAATGAAACAGTTGCTAAATCTCCTCCTACTTTGCGGGGTCTGCCACGTTTTCGTAATCCTATACCAAGTGATTTATTGATTTGATTACCAACATAAGAACCACCAGCAGAACCAGCCATTGAACCAACAGGACCTAATTCCGCTCCTGCTATCCCTCCAAGTGTGCCAGTAATAGCGGGTATGGCATAATGTGCACCAGTTTTTAAACCTCCTAAAATTTTCTTACCCATATCTTTAAAACTTATTTTTCCACCTCCTTTTCTATTTCTAATTGACGCCATAAATGCTTTTGCTTCAGCACTTCCTTTTTTAAGTTTACCTCCAGTTGATTTCATATGTGCTTTCCCAAGTTTTTTACCACCATTTGAAAAACTTGCTTGTAATGCTTCTTTCGCAACACCTCTATATTGCGCTGGTAGTTCATCTATTTTATTATGAATCGCATCAAATGCAATTTCTTTAGCCTGACCCGATGCATCACCATATAATTTTTTAGCACCAATATCAATTGATTGATGTTTAATAGCGTCCTCACCAGCACGTCCGAGCATATCCCCAACCATATGACCTGCTTCAGGATTCCCAAAATAAGCCCCAACAGCAGTACCTAATGCATCAGCACCATAACGAGTTGCTTGTTGTGCGACTTTATTTATAACAGGATTACTTAGTGCTTTACTAAGTGTTTCACCAGCAGATTTATATAACTTCTTTGCAGAATCAAAAAATCCATAACCATGGTGAATAGTGTGATGTATTTCTTCAGGATGCATTTGAAGTTTCATACCTTTTCCTTTGGTATATGCAGTAAGTAGTTTTCTTGCATTATGTGGACGAAGCATAATTATATGTTCTCCAACTCCTGACCCCATATGTGCTAATGGTATATTCACAGGTAGTCCAGAAAGCATTTTTTTGATTTTTGTTTTCGCAATATGAAGTTGATGCGGAATCATACTCCCATCAACTCTCGGTGCTATCATCATATTATGAGGCATTATATAATAACATGATATAATAATTTAAATATTTATTTAAATTAATATATTTTAAAAACCCGTATTTTAAATTCATTTTTAAATGTTTTTTATTCAATTCATTATAGTTTCTATTCAATTCTAGCACCAGTAGAAATATCAATAGTTATCTCTCTGTTGAAGATTACGAAAACCATTATATCGCATGCTATTAATGACACATTTTGTCCTACAATTTGAACAGACCTAGAAACACCTTGTTCTGAAGGTAAAATTCTTGCAGCATCTCCATAATAATATCTATAACCACTTGAAAACATATATTCATTCACAAGACCAGATGCTAAACCTGTAGTTAAACCACCATTAATTTGATTAGATTGATTTAGTTGTTCTAAAAAAGCCTCATAATCGTACATTTCATTATTTAAAAACAGATTCACTCCCGAAATTAAAATATTGAATGAGGTAAATGTAATTGGGTCAGGCATTGATGGAGAAGATGAGCAAGGGTTTAATGTTGAGTTGAAAGGAAGATTATATCCATCTTGTGTTTTAGAAATAAATGGAACAACTAAAACACCGCAAATATTACTTATTCCATTACTAACAAGGAAATTAAAATTATCTTTTGATTTCACTCCATTAAATTGATATTGAAAAATATCTTTATACATTATTTTTTTAGTTGGTGTTAAGGAAAGATATTTTGATTCTGCTAATGGATTCATGTAATAGATTGGAGCGTATAATCTACATGATGCTAATGCAGTTGATGAACCAATTGCTCCATTATTAGTATTAAAATTATTTTTAAATATCGCTACAGTTAAAATATATTTGTTTGTTCCTGCTAATGCGGGTAATGTTGATGTACCACCACCTGCAACAGGAGATGTAATCATAAGAGGTGTTGAAAGTCCACCAACAACTTGCACATCTGAAATGTTTAATGATGCTTGTAATAAACTACCATCAGTAGCATCGGTTGATGTTGGGTCAACATTAAAAGATACTTGTGATTGATTAGTATTAATATAAAAACGAATTGTTGAACCTTTTAAAAGTGGCATTTTTTCAAAGAAATCTGCCAAATCTTTTAATCTTAATTTTGCGTATACCTGCCAAGAATAATTATCAACACTTGCTTGTTGTAATCCATTTCTATAAACAGTATTACATGTACCAGCATTATTAATACTACCCTGATTATTACAATTAGCATATGGATTATAATTATTATATTGTTGTCTTTGAAATAAACCTTGATTATGTTTATATATAGTTCCATCACCATCATATATAATTGGGTCGCCTGGTTGGAGTAAAAAATCAACTGCAGTCGAACCATTTACAGCACCAGCACAAATTGAATTAGGAAGAGTATAAGCACCCTTAGCATTAATAGGTACTAAAGTAGCACCAACATTAGAATTATTATTATTATTTGTAAAAACTGTATTTCCAAAAAATGCTGCAGTATCACCATAAGCCCAACTATCGGCAGTATCTGGATAGAAACCAGTGGTTGGACCCACATTATTAAGGTCGTCTAAACTAAAACTTGTATTTGCTTTAAATGATGTGAAAACATTTAAAAATGGTGTTTGTTGTATAATATTTTGATTATTAAATTCAACAGTCATAGAATTAATCATATTCCAAAATCCTGATTTAAAAGCCCAAGCATAATCAGCCAAAGAACCATTCACAGGAAGAGCGTTAGAACCTGCAGGAGCGGTTAACTGAACTGTTAAAGGCATGACAATGAAGCCCTCTTGATATGAGATATAGCCACCTGCGTTGGAAAGTGGAGTTGAGTCAATTACAACCTGACTTGTATAGTTCTGCGAATTATTGTCATTTACATAAACCCATTTTTTAGAAATGAATTCAGAGGTATGAACTTCAGTATTCAAACTTTCTTCATAGACTAGATTATCAGCCATTCTATATATATATAATAACATGATAAAAAAAATTTTTAAATTAAATTATTTAAATATTATTAAATAATTTAAACTAAATTATAAATCTTCATAAATCTTCATAAATTTAAAGATATATATTTTCTAGGTTTGCCCGACCTAATTTTAAGATGGTCCATTTTTTGAGTAAGGTGTTGCATTGGAGTTTTATTCACATTTTGTGCATTATCATGCATCTCTTTTCCAATACCATAACCTTCACTTTTATTTCTCATTAATCTAGCAAAACCCCCACGTTTATTTGGTTTTATATTAAATCCTCCACCATATTTACCACGTTTTAGAAGATACATTATAATAAACTTAGATATTTTTTTTTTACGTATATCCTAATTCTGACTTATTTTTAACAATCAATAAGATTAACATATTAGGGTCTTGAAAAACAATAGGATTCCCTAATTGGTCCACAAATGTGAAACGTAAATTAGTATAATTACCATCTTCTATTTTATTAAATGCTAATTCCGAAATTTGAATTGAGTAGATTGTTCCAAAAGCACTACTAGAAGGTGTTAAACTATAAATTAATTGAGATGGTATAGTTAATCTATTATTTACTAAAGAACATAAACATAAATAAGATGGTTGAGGTACAATTTGAGGAGCAGTAGCAGATAAAAAAGATTGTGTTGCATCATATGTAGGAGTTTGTATTTGGTCTGGTGCGACTCCCGATATAACTCCTGATGGGTAGTTTCCAGCATTATAACCAATTACATTTTTAAAAGCATTATTTTGAACTATGAAGATAGGGCATATAACATTAACAGGTAATTCCCATGTCGCATCTGGTGGTAGTGTCCAACTATTATCAGTTGCTATTTGCTCACTAATTTGAAATGAATTAATTTGGTCAGCATATTTTGATACATTAACAACAATTTCTAATAAGTATATGTAAGAAGTTCCACTAATTAAGTAATGTGTATTAGATGTCATTACATCACGAAAATAAGCCATAATATCTTCTAATTCATAATATCCGTCAGGTATAGTTATTTGTGTGATACTACCATCAACCCATTGATAAGCAAACTTATTATTATTATTTGCTTGTGTAATATTAAAAACTGATTGGTATAAAGAAATTTGTTGTACGGCAATTAACTCATCTTTGAAAGAGATACCTCCTAATGGAAAATCATATTGGAATATGGAATTACCTGTATTTGCTACAATATTATTCTGATTTAAGATTACAGTTCTAGGCATATAAATATAATTAGAAAAAATAAGTAGATATTTTTATTTTATTCGAGTTCAAATAACATATCTAAACCTTTTTGTCTAGATATCCTCCCATTACTAACATACTTTTTAATTAATGTTCTTGCTTCTTTTAATATTCCTGCGTTATCATTTCCCGCATTTACCTCACCTATTAATAATTCTAGTCTTTTAATTTCTTCTTGTTCTTTATCATGGTTAGATGTTTTCAATTTTAAATCACTCATTATACCTGCTCCTCTTACTGCTTTTAAAAAATGGTTTTGTTCTGGTTCAGTTAATGTTTTATAATGCCTATCATTCACTCTCCCACTATCTAATATATCAATAATAAAATCTTTATAATTGTCTTCAACATGAACAGGTTTTATTGATGGAATGCTTCCTCCTGATTTATGTTTTAAATTTAATACATTATTATTACGAAGTTGAGGCATATGTATAATATACTTACCAAACTGTCTAAATTTAGGTTCGTCATTTCTAACTTCTAAACCTTTCCCAATCTTAATTCTTCTTTTAATGAAACCATCTCCTGACATTTTATAGTTCTTTCCATTATGTGAGTTAATATCAATATGAACACTTTTTTCTTCATCACTTGAACTCTCACTATCTTTTTTAGATTTCTTTTTTGCTTTTTTTGGTTTAACACCCCAACCTTGTGTATTACCTGTCATTACAGGTTCATCATCCTCATTTCTTTCAGAATAAAATCTTGTTTCTCCTCTATTTAATGGTTGGTAATTAGGGTCTTTATCAAGTTTTAATTTTAAATTTGGTAGTTCATGGGCTAATATAAGTTTTTCCAATTCTGCTTTTGAATATCTCATTTCAGGTTCTCTATCTGGCTCTCTTACAAATAATAAATACTGATTTAAACTAGAAATATTATCGTCTTCTTTATATTTGGATTCAGATATGTTAAACTCGCTTTCTTTTCCTTCATTTATTCTCATTAATTGTGATGGATTTTCAAAAGAACCACTACTTAATAAAGGATTTCCTCCAACTAGCCATCTACCTGCATTAAATTCATTCAATAATTGGAATTGTCCATTATGTATTCGTATTCTCTGCCCATTTCTTAAAAATGCTTCACCTGTAAATGTTTTCCTATTTTTAACAACTTTTACTGGTTCATAAATTATATTATCATCCGCATCATTCGAACCATTTGGTGGTTTACCATCAATTGTTGGTGGTGATAAAAAATAATATTCATCAAATAGTGAATTTGCATCATAACCTTCATCTTCAGGAAAATATTGTTCATCGTTTCTTGAAAAATTTTCAATATTACGTGCTAAATAATTTTGACTAGCAACTTTTATTTGATTAGTTATGAATTTTAATTGATTATCTTTATTTCCCACGTCTAATCGACCCATATTTTGTTGTATGCCTGCTCCAACTCCTTGTATTAAACCGACAACTTCACTAAATTTTTTCTCTGCTTTATCATCAAAATTAGAAAATAATCTGGATAAAATGGTTATGAATTTTTTATATTTTTCTAATTCCCCATCTGTTTTTTGTGCGAATACAATTTCTTCAAAATCATCAGGTGCTAAACCAAAATTTTCATCAACACCAACTGCTTTTGCTGGTCCTTCATATCTCCCATTTATCATATCTAATAAAATTATAAGTTTTCTAGTAGATGGGAAATTATACCTTGCTAATAAAAAATTAATATTTTTATTAATAAAGGTTTTTTCAATATTCGGTAATGTCTCAATATTACGAATCTCTTCTATATTAGGTGAATTTTTATAAATATACTCTATTAATGCTGATATACTTTCCACTTCTTGTTTTACTAAGGCATCCTCATATTTTTGTACTCCCATTCTAATAACACCTAAAATTTCGCCTAATAATTCTTTAGAAGGTAATAAATCAACTGCAAAATTTGTATCATTATTGAAAAAATTAGTTGATGTTGAAGAATCTACACTTAAACCAGTTGATTCATCAATTTCAATAAAAAATTTTTCAATTACTTCTATTATTTGAGATGATTTAACTAAACTTTTAAGATTTCTATTATTTTCAATTTTCTTTTTAAATGCTGGAAAGTATGAATTGAATTTAAAAAATGCTCCATCACCTTCCGCTAATTGAGACATATCTATTGCAACTTGAGATGCTAGGAAGTTATCCAACCCAAGACTTTTTAAATGGTCAATTGTTATTTTTTGTTGAGCCATAACATCTTTTTGTATTTCAGATGATGTCTTATATTGTTCTGGCATAGGTGGTGGTTTATTAGGATTCTTGAAATCTGCTACACGTTTTTCTTTTATTGCTTCATTATCTATCTGTAGTTGTAGAATTGTGGCTTGTTGTTTTTTTAAGTTTTCTAATTCAAATAGTGAATTAACATTTCTTATAAGCATTAATATGTATTAGAAAATATATTTCTAGAAAAAATAAAACAAAGTTTTAATTTTAGTACTAATACAATATCTTTAATATTGATATTTCTAGATATTTTTTTGAAATTTTATGAAATCATTCACTCAAGTCATATACATCATTGAAATTCTTTCTAAATCTATCTTTTGGTTCTGCGTCTAAGTCAACTAATAAGAAATCCTGTTTGTTATCCTTTGTACTATCTTCATATATCTTCATCAATTGTTTTTTATCAACTCCTAAACTGTATTCTCTGAGTATTCTAAATAAATCTGGTAGATTAGCAAGTTGTTTAATAACTAAATAAGTTAAATTCTTTCTTATCATTTGTGGAACAGCAAAATAACTTTGACTAATGTATACAAGGGAACAGTTCTGTTTTCGTGCCCTTAAAAAGAATTCTTCTAAATGTCTTTGATTTCTTTCTAAAACTAAATCATCCATTATAATTAATGTTTGGTCTTTTTTATTTATGTCTTTATCTAGGTCAGGTGCGTTATCAATACCTTCTACAACTGTTAGTCCTTGCTTACCAAGTTTATCTTCTAAGTATTCATATAAAGGTTCTTGTTTATTTTTTGTTATGATGTAAATGTCGTTAAATGTATTACCCATATTATGTATTAAATTTAATAGTGTTTGTGTCTTACCTGAACCAGATGAACCTATGATAAGCATTCTAAATGGGACTTTAATACCATGAACATTATAGTTAGGGTTGTGAGATTTAGTTAAGTATTTTGAAGGAATCTTTTTGTACCAATCTAGTAATTCTGCCTGAGAAGATTTTTTACTTTTAGCCATTATAATATATTATATATAAATATTTTAATTATTTATTTTTTTATACCTTATTATTATATGGCTAGTTATCCACCACCAAACTCACAGAATGGTAGTATATTTAACCCTTCAGACTGGATTGCGGGTAATGCGGGAGGTATAGATACCGCTTATTTAAATCAACATTATTGTCAATTCCCAGTTGCTCAAGGTAATATGTCTTTTGCTGGAATTTCAAATACAGGTACAACAACAATAGGTCAAAATTTAGTTATGCAAGGTATTTATAATACAAATTATTTAGAGTTTCCAGATGGTACAAAACAATATACCGCTGTTGCTGGTAGTGATATATTAAATACAAATAATACATTTTATGGCGTTAATAATTTTTTCCCTCCTACTCAAGCCTTTGGCTCGACTTTAAATGAAGGTTTGACTTTTACAAATAATCAATATATTAATGGTTCTGGTGATACTGATATTATCGCTTATATACCTAATACAACTACTGGTTTATGTATTTTTGCATTAACTACAAATAGTGCATCTTTCGCCACACCTCAAATACAATTATTACCAGATGGAACAGCATCTAATTTTCAAGCATCTGCAGTTAATGGGATAGTATCAATAATTTCTAATAATACAGGTGGTACTATTCAATTAAAAAGTGATGCTGGAGTTCAATTAGTACATAATGCTTCTCTTAAATTTTCAACTTATGGAAATTTAACAGGTGGTTCAACTGGTTTGTCAAGTAGTGTTAATTTTACTTCTCCTTCAATAACAACTCCATCAATAACACAAACTACTGATGATACTGATATAACCATAACATGTTCAGGTTTAAATAGTAATGTTATAATTAATTCAACTGCTGGTTTGTTGTTAAAAAGTAATCCTGTGATTTTATTTGGTGGTTATGGAACTTTAACAGGTAGTCCAACTGGTTTAACAAGTAGTGTTTCATTATTTGTTCCTACACAAACTGCTTATAATAGTGGGACACCTTATGGTGATTCTACTGCTACACAAGCATTTGTTCAAAGTGCTATTAATAGTGGTGGTAGTGGTGATGTTTCACTTGCTGGAAATAATCTTTTTACTGGATTTAATAATTTTTATAATAATTTTGCTGGTGTTCAACAAACAAATAGAGGTTTAACAATTGGGGCTAATATGACTAATAGTGCTAAAGAAGTGGATATTATTTGTATTAATCCTTTAACCACTAGGGGTTTAAGTATTTATGCTCAAAGTACTGCTGTTTCAGATTCAACACCTGCTAAAATAATAGTGTATAATGATGGTAGTCCTACTGTTTTTACTACTGCGATAACTTTACCATCACAGACAGCATTTAGTGGTACATCCTCTTATGGTAATTTAGCAGCGACACAAAACTTTGTGCAGACTGCTATTGATAGTATTGGTGGTGGTGGAGGTGGTGGAGGTGGTGATGTTTATCTCGCTGCTACTAATCCTTTTACTGGAATAAATACATTTAATTCAAATGTACCTTCAACAACTATATCACAAACATTTCCTAGTGCTGCTACACAAAATTTTGCTACTATTGGTTATGTAAATTCAATATTTAATACAATTAATTGTACTTTTACTGCTGCTTCATATGTTGAACCAACTCTTGGTTCGCCTAATTATATGACTGCGTATATAATGGGAACAACTCTTTGGTATAGCGGTTCTGTACAATTTTTTGGTTATGGTTCTGCTCCTAAATTTACTTTTGGTTTTTCTCCATCATTACCTTACACAGTTATTTCAAATTTTCAGAATGCTTCTTTAATAAATCAATCTTATAGTAATCAATATACATCAATTAGTACTTCATCTGGATTTACATCAAGTGCTGCAGGCAATGCTTTTAATATTATATTAAACACACCATCACCTGCTTCAGCGACATGTTTATATACTTTTAATTTTTCAGGAATAACTGTAATACAATAAATATATATAGAATATTTGATAAAAAATTTATTATAAAAATTTATTTATAAGTTTATATATATATGAGTGGATTATTACCTGCGAACACAACATTACAACTAGGGGATAATTCTGGGAACATTTTCCATCAGGGTGTGTTAACATCTAATGTTAATGGAACAACTTTATTGACTGGGACATTTCCATCTACATCAACTGGTTCATCTACATGTCATTCCCATTATACTGATTCAAGTACAGGAGCATTAAAATTTCTTAATGCATCTGGTACAGGTGAAGGAGGTCATCAATTTTATGCTAGTAATTCAACAACTGCACCAGTAAAAACATTAGAAATAAATAAAACTGCTATGTTATTAAATACTTCTTTAACTAATGATTCAGGTAATACAAATTTAAGTTTAGCATATAATAACTTAACTTTTACTGATGATACATTCCAATGTTTATTAAATAATGAATCATTTATATTTTATTCTGGTGGTCTATCAAATGTTAGAATAAATAATAGTTCAGAGAATCCAAATATATTTTTTAATAATGGTATTCATTCATCTCAATTAACCGAATCAGATTTGACTTTTGATGGTGTTTCATTACCTACTGCTGTTGCATCAAATACAACTAACATCAATACGTTAAAAATAAAACAAACTAATTTAATAAATGTTTATAGTTCACCTGCTATTTATGCTGATGGGGCACCACCAACACCTGTTCCAAGTATTACTTCAAATACATATGCTCAATTCGGATGGTATTTTAAGAACTTAACTGTTGGATTAAAAATAAATTGGTATATGCCTCCTGCTACTGGAATGATAGTAAGTGATATTTTAGGTTTATATATGCGTTATTTTAATTGCAGTACAACAAGTAATGATAATTCACCTTTCATCGTCGTTTATACAAAACCGACTGGAAGTGGTGATGCTATACCAACTTTCGCACATTCTGTAATGGTTTATATAATTAATACAACACCTGTGGTGAATACATCTTATACTATGTTTATGAATGCTAGTGGGACATGTCCAAATCCTTCTGCATACGCTTCTAATATTCAAACTATGATACAATCCCCAGTTAATAATCCTAGAGGACCATATGCACCAACTGAAAGTGTATTAGCATTTGTTATTGGTTCTAATTCTTCTTCTGCGGTTAATTCAGTTGATTTTATAGCACAAAAATTCGGAGTTATGACATCAAATGGGACGCAAGAATTAAGTTTTATGACATTAATATAAATAAAAATATATAGTTTAATTTTTTTCTAGAAATATCAATATTAAAATATTGTATTAGTACTAAAATTAAAACTTTGTTTTATTTTTTCTAGCATAATATATATAATGTCTCAAGTTGTAAAAGATAATATCGTGTATGAAGATGGTAAACCAATAATGGAATTTAAAGGCTATGAAGAAGTAGAAGTTGATGAAGAATTTGAAAATAAAATTAATTCAATGTTTTGTGGTGCACCTGCTGAATGTATGGATGATAAAACAAAAATTAAGAAAAAAGAAATTAAACCAATTGATTATGGACCAATAAAAGATGCTGATGGTAATATAATTGAATCATTACCTGAGCAACCACCTCTACCAACTCCTAAACCTTTTGTAAAAAATTCTATTTTTCATTAATTAAAATTTATATATTAAAATATAGTGTATTATAATATATGAACTTTCAAGAACGTTTCCCTCCAGAAGATGGTATATGGATGTTTTCCGACCCAAGACGTGCACAAGCAAAAGCCTTTGAAGTATATGGACCAACTGCGATACTATTAAGAAGTAAAACTAAAAGTAAAAAATATTCTATTATATCTCCTGAAGGTAAAATTATAAACTTTGGTCAAATGGATTATGAAGATTATACTAAACATAAAGACCCAACCCGTAGATTAAATTACTTAAATAGAAGTTTTAATATTAAAGGTGATTGGAAGAAAAATGGTTATAGTCCTAATAATTTAAGTAGGAATATATTATGGTAATTTCATGTAAGATTATCTACCTATCTCTCTATCACCTTCAAGACGTTGTAATACATCTAAAGAATGTTCTGTTAATGGATTTGATGTTTTTGATGGTATAATTATTTCATTATAATTTTTAGGTTGAAATGGATTTAATGCTGAAATATAATCACCTCCAGATTGAACATCATATTGATTTTCTTTTCTTGTATTACTAAATGGACGTGTTGCTTTATTTAATGTTATTATTTCATTTGTATCGCCGCCTAATAACTCGGCTTGAAGACCTGCTTGAGAATGACCGATAGTTGTGATGTTCTTACTTCCATATTTTTTCTCTGCTTCCTTTTGAACCTTTTCTGCTTCTTTATACCTTGGTGTCATTTTATATAGTGTTTGTCCTCCAACAGCATATACAGCATTATTCATCCAATCAGAAAAACCTGATGTTCCTTTATGTGCCACAACTGTTTGATTAGTATTTGGATTAACATATACTTTAGATGTTTTAGAGGATAAATTTTTATCTAATATAAAACCGTCAACTTCATCTTCAGGATTATAAGAACTTTTTAATAAATTTTTAAAAGTAGATATTTTTAATTTACCGCCATTGTGCACCACCATCTTCTTTTTGAATGTAGGTAGGTTATGTTCTCCACGGTATTTTTGTTTTAATCTATATTGTTCTTTTAAATTTGCTTTTGGTATTTCCTGATATGTTGTTGGTGTCTTTGAATTAACTCTCTTGGTTGGACGGAAAACAGGATAAGCATTTGGATTTGTCTCACCTAATAGAGGATTTACATCAACCCATTTTTCTTCAAACCATCTTTTTAAGTTCTTTGTTTTACCATCATCAGAATATGGAGGTGTATCTTCTCCATACTTCTTTTTAAATTGTTGCTTGTAATGTTTGACTATCGCACCACTTGCGAAGGCTGAGTTCTTCTTATATTTACTCATTATAAAATCTCTTGCTTCTTGGTACAAATTAGCATCTGTAGGTAAAGGCATTATATATTATTAATAATGACATTTTTATTTTTATCAACATACAAATATTTTTTAAATGTTTCTAATTCAAATAGATACATTTTACTCTTCCATCCATCACCACCTTTCACTACACGTTTATATTCTTTATTATTTATAGATGTTCTTATTTCTTCCGTAGGTATTAGATATAAATCATATCCTATCTCTCTAATTATAAAGTATCCATAAAAGTCTGATTCAGTTGTTGTTATACCTGATGGTTTATTATTACATTCATATTCAATTGCTAGATTACCTGTTTTCTGAGCCAATCTATCACACTTACATTCATACTTTACTTCTCTACCAAAGTTATCCATCACCGCTACATCATACGCTGAAAATCTACCTGTTATCTTGTCTACCACGTGTGCTGATTCAATATGATTGATTAATTGTCTTTCGTAAAATTCACCTAATTTTAAATCGTTTCTAAAACTCATTAATATAGTATAGAAAATAAAAAAAACTAGATATTTTATTATTTTAAATTAATTATTATTCAAAAAATATATAAACTATTATAATGAAGAAAAAAGTTGACTACCAAAATCTTAAGCACTATGCAAAGAAATATGGAATCAGTGTTTTATCTGGCGGAAAACATAAGAGTGTGCACAAATTAGCGACTGATATCTATAAATATGAAGTAGATAGGAAAGTTAATACTGGATTATATCCATTTACTCCAAAACGTTAAAAATACCCCGTCTAACTGGTAAATGGTTTGAAGTTTAGACAGTCTAAAAATTTTTTGCCTGAAAATAAAAAACCGGCATTTTTTGATTTAGCCCCCTTATTCATTTATATAATATACTAAATATTTTAAAAAACTATAAAAATATCATTTTATTAATCTTATTCATTTAAGATTTATAAAATAATTTCAAAAAGTGCGGGTGTTGCTTATTCATTATACTATTGCCTCATTATTTTCATAATCTATTACTATATTGCGGTCTAATGTAATAATAGGTTTAATAAATCTTTCTAAATTATCCGAATTAAATTTAATATTTTCTCTTCTTGTGAACATTAAAAAATTTTTTACATCTCTCACCCTCACGGCTTCCGTCATTGTGTTAAATACTTTATTATATCCTTTCATTCTTAAATGATAGGCGGGGCGATTATTTGCGTAATATATTATTTTAATGTTTCTTTCTCCGCTTTTATTTTCTTTATCTTTTCCGTTAAATATTATAAGATTACTCATATAATCCCTATATTCATCATAATTTAAATTTTTTAAGTTTGAAAATTTTATATTAGATTTATCACCATCTAAAAAAATTATATGTTCAGCATTAGGTAGACTAGGATTTTTAAAACTGTTATACACTAAATGAGAACCTAAATATTTTTTTTTACCTATACTAAATATTTTTATGTTATCTCTTCTAGATATAGTGCCATTTAAAATTCTTTCACCTTTTTTAAAGATACCAAAATTATTAATTTTATATTCACCCTCAACCACCGCCCAAGACTCGCCGAAAACTTCAGACATTATATAATATATACTAGATAAATTTTTAAATGTTTTTTTTATTTTCTTTAAATAGTAAAATTAATTATTTTATATAGGCTATTAGGTGAAATCATTATATAAATCACTAATTGATCAATTAGTGATTTATAAAGATGATATAATATTAGTGATTTATAAAGATGATATAATATTAGTGATTTATAAAGATGATTTTTTTATTATTAATTTATAAAGATGATAT